CTGAGAGCCTTAGTGCAGTGTTTAGCACAGGAAATGTTGCAGTGAGTAATTATATTTCTAATGCTATAACTTGTGATAATGACCCCTCTTCCCATATTGCCGCAGGTAAGCAAATCTATGATGCTAATGGAAGATATATCGGTCTTGTTTCTGGTACGAGTTCAACGGGTAGTACGCCAGCATTCAAAATAGATTTATCAGATGGCCCTATGAAAACCAATGGAAATGCCTTCTTTGCAGGTACTATTTACAAAGCCAATCAAGGACATACAGGTAGTGCTTTTACAACTTCAAGTGCTTTGATTACAGGGCACGGTAAAGCAGATACATTTGTTAATTTCGATAAAGGCAATCATTTCCTAAAAACTATGGTAGCAAGGCAAGTAGGTAGTGGTGGATATGGTGAAAGTGGCTCTACATTTGATGATAACTATGATGTTGATTTAGGGGTAGGTGGAGGTCATTCTCATCGTAATCCTAATCTTTGGCTACCTGTTAATTTTGATGTTACATCACTTATCGGAAATCAAAGTGAAAGTGTCAATTGGCACTCAGCAGAGATTTTTAATATTCTCGATAAGATAAGAATTGAAAGCAATACCAATGATTGTTCGGCAGAAGAATTAATTTACAAGGGAATGTTACCTTTATTCTTAGATAGATTTAGTGTAGAAGATGGAGATGGTGCAGAAGCAAGTAAAGGAATGGTAGGGCAACCTATTATGGGTGCAAGTCTTAGAAAGGCTAATGTTACTAATTTCCAAGACATTTCTACAATTAGTATGAAAACTCAATTCGATTTTGCTAAATGGGAAAATAACGCTTTGAAAGCAGATACCACTGATGATGATAAAGATGCAGATGGAGTATTAATGGCATTCAAACCAAGACTGTATATTGAAGAAGATGAAAACTTCGACATATCCTGTAACACAAATACAACTGCTGGAAGCGGCTCTACATTTGGCTCTAATCCTAAAATTATACAGATGGCATCGGGAGATACTTCGTCATTAGAAGTAGGTATGGAAATAACAGGATTACCCATACCAAGTAATTCTGTAATCACTCAAATAGATAGTAGTTCCCTATTCAGAATAAATAACGATGTTACCACTACATCTTCTCCAAGAACATTAACTGTTGATACAAAAAAGACCATGATAGGTAATACTAGCACATACAATTACATAATTGATGCGGATAAAGAAATAGCAATAAACTCTTTATTAGATGGTTCTACAACGGCAGAAGGAAATATAAACAGAAAGTTTTTGGATTTTATGGATTTGACAGGTTGTTATTTAATAAGTGAAAAAGGAAAATACTATAATGATGAACAGACTGTTGCTTCTTATAGTGACATATTTATTACTAATCCATCATTAAATGAACAAACTCCTAATGTCATTGCTTATGTCATATCTCATACGATAGATACAACTAATACCTCTGAAAGACATATTATTACTACTGACACACGATTACCTAATGATTTTTATAGAATAATGCAACCTAATCATACTTGTTTTTACGATTTCTCCCCCAATGAAATAAGACTAAACTCGGCTTCATCTAAATATACTAAGATAAATGGTGAGAATGCTTGTTATACAGATATTAAGGATTACTCGCTAAGAGATTCTGCGGGCGAAAGAGCGTTGGGTACTGCTATTGGAACAGGTGCTACTGCTACACATTATAATACAGGGGGCCAAGAAGCGGCATTATCTATGTATGTTCTTATTGATACAGAACAAGTAAAGGGTAAGGCAGGGCAAAGAGTGGTAACAAGAGATGTTACTGACTCAAGAAAAATAATAGGGCACTATACGGCTTCAGCAGATAATGGAAAAGGTGCTAAAACAAGTGTAGTATTATCTGATGGAGATGATTTCTTTAAGTCTGCTATGACATTTACAGACAATGATGATGATATAGGTTTCTTTTTAACTTTTGAAGATATGCGAGAATTAACAGGTGTTGTTTCGGTTTCTGAACCATTTACTATTACAGTAGAAGGTGATGTTGAGCCAAGTAAAAGAGCATTAATAGGAACAGGAGTTACAATATGTTCTGAGGTAGATGATTTAGCAGAAATACTGTTAGAAGAAAATAATATAGATTTTACCACCACTTCAGCCGATTATCCTATATTTGTTGCACCTGATTTGAAAGGTCTTGATTTATATTCAGCATTAAACAGCATATTAACTAAAAAAGATAAAATCATATATTATGATAATGAAACTTTCCAAATTAAAAATAAAGATGATTCAGACTTTTCCACAGGCACTTTTATTCAAGATACAGGTGATGTTGAATTATATAGTTATGAAAAATCAGAAAATATGTTTGATTTGTATAATGAAATAACTGTTTATGGTAAAGACAAAAAAGCCACAAGAAGAGATATTAGAAGTATAGATTCAATAGGCAGAAAAACTTTAGAAGTGTATGATGAAACTTTAATTACTCAAAAAGAGGTAGATGATAAAGCGTTTGATTTATTAAAACTACATAATGACTTTAATGAAAAAATTGAAATAGAAGTCAGCCATAAAAAACTTTCACAGTTAAGAGCAGGGGATATAGTAGAATTGGAAATAGCAAGAGAAAATATTCCAAGAAATAAATATTTAGTCTTACAAATAAAGCATGAGTTAATAGGTTCAATGAAATTGGAATTAGGTAGATATAGTAAAAAGTTAGAAGATAGATTTTCTGAAATAGTAGTGGAACAAAAGAAAATAAGAGCAAGTCAAAGAAGTGGCCGCTTTGATGAAAGTAGCGTAATTAATACATTTATTGAAAAGGCTAAAATCAAACCGATAAGAATGATTGCAAGAGAAAGGAAGAGTAGCGGGGGTCTTGTGTTTGGATTTGGGGCAACTCTAAATACCAACAGTCGTGCATTAGGATTCGGGCAAAGCCTCGGCGTTACCTATACAACATTGGCGGAGGAAGAGTTTTGATAACTGATAAGTTCAAGGAATTGCTTGCTACTCAAGTAGTTAGTTTAGTTTCTACTGCTAAAGTAGGACAGGGAGGTAATTCAACAAGTCCTTCTGCTACTGATTTAGATGTAGATATTGGGGCGAGTGCTTCTGCTTATACTGTAAATGCGATTAAGTCAGATGAAAATACTGTTGAAATGAGTTTAAGTATTGCAGGTTCTAATACTAACTTAAATGGTAAAGTTATAAGAGAAGCCGGTTTTTTTGATTCAAGTGGAAATATGTTAGCGAGATTTAATTTTGACGGAATAGGGCCGGTAGCCGCAACAAGTAATTTAGAAATATTCTTTTTGATGGAGATTGAGTAATATGGGAACAATAAATAATCCACACAATTATAGCACTACTTCGGGTACAACCCCAACTGCACAGATTACTGATGATGTTGATTATCCACACACAGGATTAATCAAATCTCTAAGTAAAGGCATTAGAGGAAATTATGCGATTAAGGGTAGTGCTACTGATTTTGATATTACTTTTGCTGATGGTGGTTCTTTTACCACCATTGCAGTAACAACAGGTAAAGCATATAGAGATGGTAAATTAGTAACAATTACTGCTTTAAGTGCTACTGATATGAATACTTCATACAACTCAGGTACGGGCGCAGTGGATATTACGCCTGTTACGGATGATGTCTATTTAATGCTTGTTGCTAAATCAGATAACACTATGGTACTAAGAGGCTCTAATGCAGTAACAAATAGAATACCGGATTATGAAGAAGGAGATATTCCTATTGCTATCATTAAAGTCGTAGGTGGCTCTGCTGATGATTCAACCGCTACTTCTGATAGATTGGTTCAATTCCTAACTACAAGTAAAGTTAGTAATGATTTAAGTATTGGTTATGATGATTCGGGATATACTGAAGCACTATCAGTAAGTGCAAGTGCCGGAGATACTACAATAGAAAATAAAGTACAAGATAAAGATATTATTTTCAAGGTAAATGATGGTGGGGCTTCTAAGGATATTTTAACTTTAGATGGTTCCGAACAAACGGTTCACATTAAAACAGACCTTGCTACCGATACTGTACTAATAGAGTCCACTGTTGCTTCTGCTAATAGCGCACCCGATGTTATATTCTATAAAAATAGAACACCTGCTGGAACTAACGAAGATATAGGTCATTTGTTTTGGAGAGGTAAAACTGATAGTGGGGCCGAAACACAA